TCTGAAGTTTGAACAACACGTGCGAGGAGGGCGGTCGAGTTGTACCCCGCCAGTTGATCAAACGTGTACCAAGCATCGTACTCAGTGAAAGGACTGAACGGATTGTCAGTTGTTGTCAACATGTACTCAGCCATCAGCCCTCCTCACTTAGACCAACCTTTAGAGTAGTGAGCGAGACACCCAAAGCATCAGCAATCTCGGCCTGTGTGAAACCAGAGTTAACCATAGCTTTAGCACGTCGGATCTTGATTGAAGTCATCTTGAGCTCAGACTTCGGTGTAGCATGAGCACGCACTACCTTGGGATCCGCGTTATCAAGGATCTTGGATAGCATGCTGTTACTGATAGCACCTGCCTGAATGGCTTCCCATTCACGGTCGGTGATCTCAACCCGGGTCTTGCTAGCGCCGGTTCGATTACGCATCTCAGTAAGGGTACGAGACTTAAGCTTCTTGATTTGAGACTTGTCCATGTCCGGGTTTGCCTTCATCTTCTGACTAACAACACCATTGGCCAGGACTTGGGCGTGCCTTTCAATGGGGGCATTCTTCAACGCGATGTTGAGCTTCGCATTGAGAGCAGCGACTTCGGGGGCGTACACAATTCGGGCTGAAGATGAACGAGGCTGTGACTTGGTGGCCAGTACCTCAAGACGGGCTTTGTTGGCCAACGCCTTCAGCTTGTTCGAATGATCAGCATAGATCTTCTCGATAGGGCGACCGCTCGACAAGGTGTGTGCATCTTCAGTCTCAGCAAGTTTCTTAGACTTGTCTGTGTTGACAACGGTCTTACCTCGAGCATCTACGTAGGATGCTCCAGTAGGCGTGAAGACCTTGACCCCTGTCTGGGGGTCGATTCGGTACCCCTGTTTTCGCTGAGGTACATCGAGTCTGGACTCAGCTCTAGAGATCAGTGTTTTGGCACCCGCATTACTCTTACCTTGATACTTAGTCTTGAGTGCAGCGACACCGTTATCGATAGACGATTGCTTCCAGTTAAGGTGATGTTTCTCTGCATCGATGACTACCATGGAGTGACGAACTGCTTGCGCTAGTTCACCATCGTTTGCGCCACGGATGGTCATATCTGTGATGAGGTTAGAAATGTCACCCATCTGGAACTGCTTCTCAGAAGTCTTCATCTTTGGCATACCAGGATACCCTGGATACGCCGATACTGGATCGAAACCCTTCAGTCCAGCAAGGGCCGGCTTGTGCTTCACACGACCATCGTTATTAGGGATGACGAGAACCGTATCACCATCGAAGTCGGCACCAGATAGACGTTGAGCTACCTTGGCGCTGATCCCTACTGAGTCTTCAATTTCAGGACCAAGTAGTCGTTTGCCTTCAGCGTTTCGGTTGTTAACCGTCAGCTCAGGGATTTCGAAGATGCCTCCGTGTGGGTGACGAACCAGAACTACTCGTTCTCCATTACGGAACCCTGGTGCGTAGATCTCGTTTTCCTTCAACGAGCTAATCGGAAGGATAACTCGGTTAGCTTGACGGGGAAGATGTGCTGCCTCGAGGTGTACCGAAGAAGCATCTGCTGCATCAGCAAACTCTGTCAGAAGCTTACGCCTAACCGCGGGGTTAGTGAGCTTCAAGATATCCTCGAGCTCCATCTGCTTCTTCTCAGTCACCATATCTAGTTGTGTCTTCGCCAGTTTGGGGCTCTGCTTAGACAAGAACTGAGACGACAGTGTCCGAGACCAGGTCTCCCACGTTCCTTCTTCATTGACGATATTCATCACTGAAGTCACTTTGTGAGTGCTGGGATGAGTTACCTGACGAGAGATAGAAGAGCCGAATGGGTTGTCCATATCGACTTCATCGGTCTCTCGATCTCGAAGCATGGGTTTCATGGCATCGTGTTTGTCGCCGGTGGGATGCTTGTTGACGTTGTAAATGAGATCGACGCCTGCCGGAAGATCGTCCTTGTACATCGCCATGCCCTTGAGATAGTGTGTCCCGTCTACAGACACACGAACCTGAGCATATCGCTTACCACCGAGAGACACGTCAGCCACACCAGGACGAACGTAGATGACGCCATCTGCATCAGATCCACCTTCATCTGCATATCGAACCTGAACTCTTTTGGAGTTGATTGATAGCGGGTGTTGGAAATTTGGAGTATAGTTACGTCCACCATCTTCAGAGTGAACGATGGGCAGCTGGATGTTATAGCGATTCTTGTAGACTTCAGTATACTTCACATCGGGAGCGGCAAGTACCTTGTGGGTGGTGTCCTTGCCTGTACCCAACTGAGGCATCTTGACGTAGTGCAGCGTGTAGCCCTCTTCTTTGAGAGATGCGATAGCCACACCCAGTTTGTCCTTGCTGACGCCAAGGTATCGTTCAACACCAATACCTACATCGACATACTTCTTCTGAGCTACCTGATCCTTGAGCATACCTGTGGTAGCGGCCAGAACATCAGCCTTATCCTTTTGACCAGGAGCAAGAAGAGCACGAACCGAAGACTCGTTCAACTCCATCTTCCGACCGATGGCGACGTTGCTCAGACCCTTTTCATGGAGACGCTGAGCCATGGCGATGTCGGCTTGACGCTGCTGTGTCTTGGCAATCGACTTCAGAGCACGAAGTTGAGTTGTAGTCATCTTGTGGTCTGGAGTACTGTACGCTTCTGCGATCTGGACGTCGGTCATGCCAGCCCGACGATGGCCCTCAACGATGTCGAGGAACGTCTTGTTTCGTGCACTCTGAGTTCCACCAGAACCCCAAGGATATCTGCCAGATTTGCGGAGGATGCCGAAATGAGCAAGAAATGAATCTTCGTCGATGATCAAGACAGAGCCTCCCTTCTAAGCGCAATGATGTATCTGTCAAAGGTTGTGATCTTGTCCATGATATGCATGATGTCGTCAGGGTCTGTCTCATACACACGGACTTCGTCGTTTTGGTAGATGCGTAGTTCGATCTCAATAGACAGAGGACTCACACCATACTCGAGACAGAACATCGCAGCGTACACTTTGAGCTGGTTGGGGGACGCTTCACTAACGCCGGTCTTCAGGTCGTGAATTCGGAGGAAGTTTCGATTGAAGCCAATACAGTCGGCTGTACCATAACAGTTGTCTGTATAGAACAACATCTGCTCAGGAGACATCTTGAATCCGATGGCGTCATTCACATACAGATTCAAGGTTTGCAAAGTGTCAGGAAGTTTGACGCCCAGTCGGATGAGATGGTGCGCTAAGGCATGGAGCTCAAGCCCACGCCTAGCGGCTAAGGACGCCAGATACGTTCTCTGGAGTTTCTCCTCATCATAGTTGATCCAATGATGACTACTAGCGCTAAGAAACGCGTGAGTCCCCACGAACTTCGAATGCGAGTTGAAGAGCATCTAGAATTTCCTCTTCGTTACCGGGATGGATGAAAGCCGCGAAGGACATGCGGTTGAACATCTCAACGAAGTATGCCTGGTTTGGTCGCTCTGGAGCACCCTCGTAGGCTTTGACTTCTAGCTTGGCCCAGCGATGCCCCCAGTACACCGTCAAGTCAAGCGTACCCTGTTGATAGTTCGCATCGGCCTTCTCGATCACGCAGCCTGGGAACTGACGATGGAGCTTCTTGATCAGCTTCGCTTGATATGTTCGTTCTAGCATGATCACTCCTCTGTCAGCAAAAGTATAATGAAGGTAGGCTTATCCATCCTTCTATCATAACCCATGTGTTTGCCGCGGTATAGTATGTGTGCGACGGAATTGCTGATGAGTTGGCCATACACCACGACCATCTATAGTTGATCGAATAACCTCAACGTTCCATAATCCATACTTCATAACCGCATCCCATGAACTATCAAAATGTTCACCAGTTTCTACCTCCTCTACAGCACTATGTGGGCCCCGCTGACCATCGTGAAATTGATGCTGATACTTCACAGCAAACCAGCGGGGACGCCACATAAGATTTCGAACATGGCTATTGGTCTTATCGCCGTCAAGGTGAATGGGCGTATCGAACGCAGAGAATTTATGCGGAGGAAGAAAGGCCTCTGCTACTAACAACGCAACAGAACGGTTACGTTGCTTTCTGTCTTGTGTAAGACCGACATAAAGAACACCTGATTGATTAACAAATCCAGTCAACCAATATCCGGTCTCATCGTTTCGCACCAGTCCCGTGTCGCTTACTGAATACTCGGAGAATTGTTCGATCTTACGCCACTCTTCCTCAGGATAGGGTTTCCTTTGGGATGGGATCACGGAAGGTCCTTAGGGTGGATTTTGGGGAGGGGATGTTTGGGTCACACATACTAACATGTCACAAAAGTTTTTTTTGAGCCCAACTAGAGTCTAATATTACACACTTAGTATGTGTCTACAATGGACACACATACTAAGTGTCGAATATTAATAACTCTATAGGCCTTATTTTAAAGATTTGTGACACCTAAGTATGTGTGGTTTCTGATCAAGTTGGACATTTAGGACAGTAATATGTGTCCTTTTTGTGGCTTATGCCTATTAGCTTGCAATGTGCCCGATTTTCCTCATCGACCAACAGAGCCGCTTAATAGTAGCCTTTTAGCCGTGTCCGTTATGTACCTTATGCGTAGTCGATCCCTGAATGTCTGGACGGCGATATGTGTGGGCGGACGTTAGTATGTGTCAAACAAACTCTCTCATCACTCCTCCCAAATCGTCCAACCATACCTCGATTCGTTGAAGTTCTGTTTGGACGCTAGAGCTCTTTCGATCGCAACATCTATGAATGCGGTACTCTTCAAAACGTAGTAGTGGAGGTCGGTGAACGGAGTGTTCAACCGATCGATTCGTCCGTGAGCTTGATGCCACATCTTGTACGAGTAGGGCATCGACCAGAACAACATCGCGTCCGTATCCGTGTTGTTCCACCCCTCAGCTCCAGAAGCGTACTGAACGAGGTACAGCCATCGCTCAGACTTGGGGATCGGCTGGTGGTTGTGACCGTTCCACTCCGCCACTCTCAGGGGCATTACTGACGATCCGTGAACGGATCGGTCGATGGATCCATGCGAGGCTTCCTCGATCGTAGATGTAGTTCTTACCGGCTCGACTTTCCACGGAAGATCGATCGGATCCGCAGCTAGCGCACTCGACGATGAGTGTGAGCTTGTCGCTGACTCCGGCGAAGACGATGTGGTGTTTGCAAGTGAGGGGGTTTGCCATGCGAGACTCCTTAGCATCTCTAGTTCGTAGTCGAAGTTGTAGAAGACGATCAACTTGGAGTGCTTCTCCAA